CCGCCACTTTCGATCTCCGTGAACCGGGCGAGAAGTTGGGCGTTGCGGCTTTGAGCGAAGTCACCGATGGCCTTGCGCTGCGCCTCCAGACCCAACCCGGACCGACCCTGCCTTGCCGTCGAGACCCGCTCGTAGGCGACCAGTTTGTCCGTCCGGTCTGTCATGGAAACGTCTCCATTTGCGGGAAGATCATGACCTTTGTCCGGAATGTGGCGGCAACAATCTGTTTCCACCGCCTTTGCGCCAAGATCTGCCCCAATCCAGCGGCTGGTCCGGCACCGGTACTGTAAACAGGGAGTTCGGTTCGATGAGTGGCCACGACAGACACATGTGCAATTCTGCGGAAACGGGTTCGGACTGGCCACACGATGTGCGTTCGCCCACCATTGTTCTGGACCAACCACCCTCGCGGGTCATGCGCAGCCGCCGCAAACGTCTCTGCGCAATCGTGATCTGTGGCGCATTTGCGTTGGTCGCGAAGGTCTTGTGAGTTTCGGCTCCTGCTTGTGACCATGTACACACCTGCCTGACGTTGGTTGCGCAGATGTGTACGGTATTTTCCGGACCCTATGAACCCGATCAATTGCAGGATCGGGCAGATACAGGTCTTTACTTTCGCTCAGTTTTTCCGCTCGGGCGCGACGCTCTGCGGCGGCTCCTCGGACAGGGAACCGTCGCGGTGCTCGTAGACGGAGACGAACTTGATCGTGGTCGGGAGGTTGGCTGCTGCTGTCTGGGGCGCAGGCAGTCGGGCCCGTGCGGACGGGGTCAGGCCCAGCTCCGCCATGAACCGGCCCATGATCTCGAGCTGTTTGTTGGCGATCGACAGCCAGGGCGATTGCTGGGGATACCGCCCGGGTTCAGCCGAGGCACGGCCCGACAGCATGCGATGCCGGTCCGCCCATTCCGACACGGTCAGGTCCGGATCGGGCGTGAGACCTTCATTCCAGGCGCGCAGGATTTCCGCAGCGCCGTCAAAATCCAGCATATCGTCGGCATTACCGGAGATCGGGTTTGACCTCGGCAAGATCGTCGAGTTGGGCACGGACATGTTTCTCCAGAACCTTCTGCATTGCGGCGGGCTCGACGCCCAGATCGGCCGCCATCAGCGCCGCAGCTCGCGACGGCCAGTTGACCCAGGTATCGCGCTCCTGCCGCGCCAGCCGGTAGACCAGTGACAGCGCACGCGCTCGGTCGATCAACTCGCCTTTCAACTTCTGCAGCCGGAGGCGTCGCTCCTGCGCCTTCAGAACTTCGTTCGCCGTCTTGGCCTGCAGGAACGTGGTGCCGCTGCCAACGGACGGGGCCGCCATTCCCTGTTCGCGGAGGGTTTCGCCGACTGCGGACACTGCCGCCTCCGGGACGGGTTTGAGTTTTGGCTGCGGCGCTTTTCGGGTCTTCGACGGATCGGTTGCCTGCGCGCGCAACGTATCGCTGGCCTCTGCGTCGATGCTGCCATCGCCGTGCAGCACCAGCCGCCCCGTCGCTTTTGCCTTCTGGATTGCCCCGCGCGACAGGCCGACGCGGGCGGCATACTGGCGCTCGCTCAGACCCTCCATTGCGCGCTCCGGTTATCATTCAAAATCATGTGCTTATGTAGTTGATAAGCCTCCGCACCAGAGCGAACGTGGTCCTGCGAAAACGATGCAACTCACCACGGAGCCGCCACGATGACCCGCCTGAACCCGATCACCACACCCCGCCACCAACTCCGCGCCGAGAAGGCTGCGCGGAACAAGGAGGCGGCATTGAGCGCCTTCATCGGCAAGAAAGCCGAGATCGACGAGGCGCTGGCGCACTTGGCAAACCTCAGCGACGACCACTTCAACGCCCACCCCGACGAAGTGAACTGGGGCCATGTCGGCACCCTTGAGCATTACGCCAGCCTCCTGAAGCGCATCACCGACAGCGCCTTCGGCGAAGGCGAACACGCGGAGTGAGCCCAATGAACAGCACCCTTGCAGAGCGTTACAACCTCGAGGCCACCCGCTTGATGCCGCACATGGCAGGCGACCTTCAGGTCGACCCGACCATCAACACCGCGAGCGAGATCGACGAGATCGTGTTTCGCCGCAACGAATATCTCGGCGGCATGGCGGCCGTCCTGCTCGCCCTGATCGCGCGCGACAACTGAGCCATCGCGCTTCGGTTCCGTCCCGCTCAAGCGGCGGGCTCACCCCGGTAGAAGCCTCGCATTCCGCGCGGCTTAAAACCCGGAGGCAAACATGACCAAACTCACCGACACCCAAGCCATCATTCTCAGCGCCGCAGCCCAACGCGACGGCCATATCGCCTTGCCGCTGCCTGACAACCTGCGCGGCGGGGCAGCTAACAAGGTGGTCAGCGCCATGCTCTCAAAAGGCTTCCTCGAAGAGGTCGACGCCGACATCCGGAACGGCGAGCACGTTTGGCGCGAGACCGGCGACGGCCACGGCGTCACGCTGGTCGCCACCGACGCTGGCCTCGCCGCCATTGGCATCGAGACTGACAGCGCGGAAACCAAACCGACCGAGGATCCCGCGCCCAAGACGCGCACGCCGCGCGAGGGCACCAAGCAGGCAACATTGATCGCAATGCTGCGTGCACAGGATGGCGCGACTATCGCAGAGATCATGGCCGCGACCGGATGGCAGGCACACACGGTGCGCGGCGCGATGGCCGGGGCGCTGAAAAAGAAGCTCGGGCTTGAAGTGACCTCGGAGAAGATCCCAGAGCGCGGGCGGGTTTACAGATCGCCTCAGAATTGATTTGCGGACCGGGGCTCACCTTATCTGGCAGGCGTTATTGGCTGTGACGGTCAATGAGGATCGCCTGCACTGCGTGACCCCTAATTTTCAGGAATTTTCTTCTCTGCCAAATTCTTCACCGTCATCGTCATCGTAATGCAACCCGAGCGTGGCATATAACTCCACGAGGTCTTCTTTGGGTGCAGGTTCCCAAGGTTTTGCGCTGCTCAATACTTCCATGAAGTGGTCGAGCTCTTCCTGTGTTGGCGGTTCAAGAACTTCTGATTCTATTCCGGTTGTATCGCGAAAATCGGAAATAGCCGCTTTCAGAGTATCGATTTCTTGTCGCTTGTAGACGGTGCCTTCTTGGGAAAGAAGATCATCAATTGCGATGTCCATTTGGTCGAGCGCGTGAGCAAGCCACTTCCGTCGCCGGTTAAATTTTGCACGAGCGGACCCTTTGGGGTTCTTTGGTCCTTCGTTGCCACTTCGAAGAATTAATTCGTTAGGCGTCTCTTTTTCATCTTCGGTCAATTTAGTGTCCAAATTTTCAGGCAAGTCGGTTTGATGCAAGATTTGGCGCCCCCACTCGCCAAGCATGCAGAGGCGGCTCCGCTTCGTTCAACATGCACCCTTCAGCGCGCTTTGTCACTCGCGCGGATCGCCTCGAACACCCGCCGCAGTGCGAAGGACCGTGCGATGCTTACCACGGTGAAGATCGCCCCCATTTTCAGGTTCTGCGCCAGCGTTGTGTGCAGCCCGAAGATCGGGAAGATCAGGATTTGTGTAGCGACGGCGACGCCGTAGCCCACGATCACATTGGCGACGGACTCCACCAGAGACATGAGGCGCGACTGCTTCATGCCGCCACCTCATCCATCGGCCAGCAGTTCAGCTGCAAGAGTTCGGAGCGCATGCGCCGCAACCAGGGGGACCACGCCGTTGCCACAGAGGCGAAGCCGGTCCACCCGGTGGGCCAACCCATCAGCGCCTCGACGAACAGCGGGTTCAAGGTTCGGCGCTGCTCGGAGGTATCGGTCCCAGCCACCTGTGTCACCAGGACCTGGCGGCCAAGCAGGCCGTTCACCGGCGTGTTCGCCAATGTCGTCGCCCCGTCCTTGTGATCCCTCGCCGTCGGCGTCATCCACATGCGGCTGGCATGGGTCAGATCGGCCGTCTTGCGGTTGCCCGCGCTCGGTTTGCATCCATCGTTGGCCATCGGCGTCGGCCAATCCCGCGCCATGCCGTCCAGACCCTTTTCGTGTTTCCGGTTGCCGCCCCGGCTCCGGAAGCTGTCGGTTTGCGGCGTGGGCCACATCGCGGCGCTCGTTGCCAGGTTCATCCCATGCTTGCCCGCTTCTTGCGAGGGCGTTGGTTTCGTCTGCCGGTTCTCGTTCGCACTCGCCCTCGGCGTCGGCCACATTCGAAGCATTTCCGTTCGGTTCCCGCCGCTCGAGCGGGTCCCAGAGCAGGCGCGCGGGGTCGGCCAGCTCGTCCCCCTCGCGGATGGCGAGGATGAACAGCCGCTCGCGTTTGTGCGGCGCACCGACTTCCGCCGCCGTGAAGAGGCCTGCCGCAAGGCGGTAGTCCATCCTCCAGCCAGTTGTTCAAGGCTTCAAGATCAGAGAAAGTAGGGGCAACTTGCCACAAACGATTGCGTGCATCGCGGACGTTCTTCTCAACCTGACCTTTCTCCCATCCAGCGGCCGGATTGCAAAACTCAGGTTCAAA